ATCAACCGCAGCCGATATTTTATTTGAACAAATGTATAAAATATGGCAACTCCTAGAAAGTAAAAAGTCTTTTATAAAATTTTGTAATCATGATTCGATTATAATTGATTTGGCCATCGAAGACGAAAAGATAATTCGGCCCATAAAAAACCTGTTCGTTGACACTCGATACGGGGAATTTCAAGCTACTTGTTTTGGAGGTAAAAATTGGGGCGATATGAGGAAGTTAAATATCTTTTAATCTAATTAGTTTAAGGAGAAATCTTGAAATGAAAATAACTACTACCTTTTTAAAAAAAGTAATTCGGGAAGAAATAAAAAAGATCAATGAAGAGGCCCCCGGTCCTAGTGCACCACCGACCGGCGCGCCAGCGGAGACGAAGCCCCAAGAGGAAGATCCCGAGGCGCTAGCTACCCTCCAAACTCTAAGAAAAGAGCTGGTTGCATCAGCGCGCTCTCTTACGGGCATTAATACTCAAGAACTCCCTTTTATAAAAGTGGCTCTAAGCATTATTCAAAAAGCGAAAGAAGGCAATATTAATATGGGTGCCCTAAGAACTCACCTGGCGCTAGTCCAAAAAGACCTAACACAGGTAAAATAAGCAGAGGCACAAATGCAAACAGTCGTAGGCCTTGGGAAAGCTGGATGCGAAATCGCAGAACACTTCACACCCTATCCAGAATATAATATATTAAAAATTGACACTGGGCTACCAATCAGTTCAACTACACACACTTTAAAACCTCAAATAGCGCCAGAACTTTATGAAAGCTCGGCGCCTGATTTAGAGGCTTTTTTTAAAAATGTGGCATCGGAAGTTCTGTTTATTACAAGCTGCGGAATGGTGTCTGGCGTGGCACTCCGGGTTTTAAAACAATTAAATCCCAAAGCTACTATTACTTTAATGTACATTACTCCTGACCCGGTAGGTTTGCCGGAAATTAATCGGTTACAAAATAATTTGTTATTTAATGTTTTTCAAGAATATGCGCGCTCAGCCGTTTTTGATAAAATATTTCTAATCGACAACAAGCGTGTGTCTGATGTTATCGGCGACACCGCGGTACTCCAATACTGGAATAAGATCAACCACGCTATAACCTCCACATATCACATGATTAACGTGTTTGAACATACAGAGCCTGTTTTTTCTACTTTTTCGCCGCGACTGCCTACCGCTCGCATAGCTACGATTGGGAGAGCGGCATGGAAAAAAAATGAAGAAAATTTGTTTTTTTCTCTTGACATTCCACGTGAAAAGAGGTATTATTATGCTGTACCTCAACAAATGTTAGAAGAGGATACAGCGCTGATGGCCCGAATTCAAAAACAGGTTAAAATTGGCGTAGAACATGATAAAATGAAAGTAAGTTATGGGATATACTCCACACAATATTCAGAACCATATGTCTATTGTGAAAGTAACAGTTCCATGATACAAAAATTACCAGCACTGTGAGAGAGTTATCACAGTGACTATAACCCAAGGAGAGAATATTATTATGGCTATTGATATGGAAAAGATGCGCAATCGAATGAGCGCGCTTAAAAATGCAGGAAATGGTGGCGGAAAATTTTGGCGCCCATCGGAAGGAGAACAAATAATTCGTATCGTTCCCCCTCCTGGGAGCGATCCTTTTCGCGATTATTGGTTTCATTACAATGTGGGGGATGCACCCGGTTTCTTGAGCCCTAAGAAAAACTTTGGCGAAGAATGTCCATTGGACAATTTTGTTCGGCAATTGTGGAAAGAGGGCACCGACGAAAGCAAGCGCGTAGCGAAAAAGCTTTCGGCACGACAGCGCTTTTTTGCGCCCGTCGTCGTTCGCGGCGAAGAATCTGAGGGGGTTAAAGTATGGGGTTTCGGCAAGCGTGCTTACGAAACATTACTTAACCTCGTGCTCAACCCGGAATATGGAGACATCACCGATCCTGAAAGCGGTATTGACTTAGTATTACACTATGAAAAGCCCATTGGAGCATCCTTTCCGGAAACAAAAATTACGCCCCGGCGTAAGTCATCGCCATTACATGAAAACGCAGAGCAGGCTGCCGAGATGCTGGACACTGTTCCAGACTTCGAAGAGCTTTTTGCGTCCTCACGCAAGACCACGGAAGAGGTCCAAGCTATTTTAGATAAGTTCTTGGATTCTGAAGACGTGGTTGAGGAGGTTTCTACATCAGGGGGCGGCTCTGAAGTAGATCGTGCTTTTAGTGAATTATTGAACTAATTGACATGAGGAAGGGGCTTCGGCCCCTTCCTCATCTATTTGAAGAGGGTAAAAAAAGTTGTTAACAATAAAAGCCATTGAATGCCAAGAGTGCGGGGACGTGGTTTATTCCAGAACTCATCAAGATTTTAGGCAATGTACATGTGGAAGTATATCTGTTAGCGGTGGTCTTCAGTATTTTAAATATGATACTGGCCCTGCGTCTACATTTAAAATCAAAAAAATACAAGTTAATGCAACTATAACCGAGTTGTACGAGGACTACAATCAGATGACAGATGAGTATGGACTTATTCTATCGTCTGGGCTAACCGAACGAATACCGGTGGCAGTGAGGAGCTAATATGATGCGTGAAGAGATTAAACGTGGGGATCCACGCTTTTCTACAAAATTGAAAGAACTAAAAAAACGGTTTAGTGGCAAAGGAGGGATCCCCGAGAGCGAAAGCTCCGTGGGCGCCTACAAACCTGACTTAAAAGACGGCTTTGTTTATTTCTGGTCAGATAATAGTGACGTAGCTACTTTAATTAAGAGAAGTGCTGGTTATATTTTAGAAGTGCTAGATTGTGACGAGACGGTTCGCTTTAAAATGGACAAAAAAGGCTTTCGAAGCTGCTGCCATGCATTTAAAATTTCAAAGGTATAAAGATGTCACCAAAAAAACAATCCACCAAAGCTGGTAAATTGTCAATTGCCAATATGCGTAATCTTATAAATAAAAAAGCCGGGCTTAACGTGGCACACAATTTAAACGAAGGAAGCCCTACAATTGTAAAAGAGTGGATTTCTACCGGTTCCCGCTGGCTCGATTCAATCGTTTGTCGTGGCCAGCTAGCCGGTATACCGGTAGGAAAAATTGTAGAAATAGCTGGGCTAGAATCTACTGGCAAATCATATATGGCCGCGCAAGTCGCCGCCAACGCACAAAAAGACGGCATTGATGTTATTTATTTCGATTCCGAATCTGCAATTGACCCAGGTTTTCTAGAGAAAGCAGGCTGCAACCTAGACAACCTTCTTTACGTACAGGCGACATCCGTCGAGTTTGTCTTAGAAACGATTGAAGATCTCCTAGTGTCAAATGAAAATCGAATGTTATTTATTTGGGATTCCTTGGCCCTGACACCTGCGATCTCTGACGTAGAGGGAGACTTCAATCCCCTTTCGTCAATGGCTGTGAAAGCACGAATTCTTGCAAAAGGAATGTCAAAGTTGACGGTGCCCATCGCGAATAGCCAGTCAACATTTTTGGTTTTAAACCAACTTAAAACGAACATCACCCGATCTCCCTCAGAGGCGCTCACCACGCCGTATATGACGCCTGGTGGAAAGGCGTTGATCTATGCGTATTCTTTACGTATATGGTTGACGGGGCGCAAAGCGAAAGCTTCTTTTGTCACAGACGACAAGGGCTTTAGAATTGGCTCTGAAGTCAAAGTTAAACTAGAAAAATCACGTTTTGGTACACAAGGACGGCAGTGCAATTTTAAGATTTTATGGGGCGATGAGATCGGTATTCAAGATGAAGAAAGCTGGCTCGAAGCGATCAAGTCTTCCGACAGTATCAAGCAGGCAGGAGCGTGGTACGAATTAATATACGAAGACAGCACGTCAGAAAAGTTTCAAGCTTCTCATTGGAAAGACAAGCTTGAAAATAAGAAATTCCGCCAAAGAATTCTCACCATTATGGATGAAGAGATAATAATGAAGTTCGACAAGCGCGTCGGTGACGCCGCCGAATTTTACGAAGAAGCCGAATAAAACCTCTTGACAGATAAAAAGAAATTTAATATTATAAGGGAGTAGCAATTGCTGCTCCCTTATTTTTAGAAAGGATACCTATGCTTATTGAAGATACAATCGTCCAGGCGCCCCTTGAAAAAAGCGGGTACTTGCGAATGCTGGGCCATCGGTCTAGTGCGCGTTTTATACAAAAGGCCCATTCTTGTTGCATCAGAAATGGCAACGAGCTGGAAGGCCTTATTTATGAGC